TTTGTAGTGGTGCTTGAGTCAGAGAAATCAAGATCATTATTTGATCCATCACAATGAATCAATAAAACTGTATCATCATCCGTTGAGTGTTGATGCTCTGGTGCAGTAAAATTGCCGTCATACTGTGCTGAACGAGAAATGCGAATCTCATCCATTTGACCTACAAATACATTTGCGTTTGAGGGGTTTCTACCAATCTCAACATTACTTGTAAAGTCAGGAACATCTACAGTTTTAGCAACAGTTACAGTTGAACCAACTTGTGTGCCATCTCGATAAAGTTTTAAATCTGTCCCTTTCCGAACAACTGCAAAGTGATGAAAAGTGTTTGCAGTATAACCGCTTACAGCTCCGTGTGCCACATTCACTGTTTCAACACTGTTCTCTACAACTCTCCACTGTAATCCAGTGAGCGCATTAGAATTAAATTTAAACTCCCAAAAATCATTAGAATCAGTGTAATTAGTTAAAAATGTTTGTGTTGAAGACACAGAACTCATTCTAACTTGAACATCTATTGTAAAGTCTTCAGTATCAAAATAAAAGTCGCCTTTATCTTTAACTGCAAGATAATTAGAGCCATCAAAATTAGCAGAGGTCGTTCCAAACTTTTTAATTCTTTTAAGCTTACTAACACTGCCAATGTTAGTAATTGTATGATTATCTCTATCTTCACCTGTTTGCACATCCAAACCTGTAGAGGTAGGATTAGACAGATTTACATAATCTGTTCCATTATATTCTGCTACAGTATAAACATTATTAAGAGGTAGCCTATTAACATAAACAGCCGTCGCTCCACCATCAAATACTTCAAAATAGTCGTTAGCAAGAACTTGTTGACCAATATAGTGTTCTACAACAGCAGTAGCATAACTAATAGCATTTGTTAGTGTGCCATTATGAGTATCACTAGAAATGTTTAGATAGTCCTTAAC